GCACCGCAGGATCCCTGTATGGTGATCTGCCTGTTGACTCCATCGCCAGCATGACCGCTCTCATCCTTCACCACATATGTCTTTCCATTGATGATGTTGTATGGAAGCACCACCGTGGCAGGACCAGCATAACTCACACCGATATAGTAGTCGTTGTCCGATGCATAATAGGTAGCACCCGTATTTCCCGTGGTATTGTAGATTGCATTCAAGGTTCCCGTTCCGATGAAGTCCACCCAAATGATGCCATCGTCTGGATCGGTGACTGCATGGTAGAGGACACCTGCATCGGTGTCGAACCACATGTCTCCTGCGACCATTCCCGTGGGTGCATTGTCCTGCTCATAGAAATGGACGGTTCCCGATCCACCCCCACCGCCTGTGCCACCCGTGATGTTCACGACAACACCGCCACCCGACTGGGTCACGGTCACACCACTGCCACGGAAGTCGAGCGAGTTGATGGTGCCACGGACTACATGTCCGTTGAACAGAGCCTGTACGCCGCCACCCGATGCGGCAAGCCAGTCCATCTTGGAGACATCGAAGTTCGGATTCGCAAGAGGTGCGAATATCTTCTGCAACTTCTCAAGCAACTGCTTGCTGTCTAGGGTCAGTACTTTCTTCTCATCGTCATAGACGAGAGGATACTGAGCCTTGACGAGTATGCTCTCGCCAGGATCACCCTTGTCTCCCTTGACACCGCGTATACCTTGTAGACCGCGCTCACCGCGAATACCTCTGTCACCCTGCTCTCCGCGCAGACCTTGCGGTCCTTCTGGTCCTACCTCGCCCCTCTCGCCTTTCTCGCCCTTTGGACCTTGGAGTCCCTGCGGACCCCTCTCGCCTTTCTGCCCCTTGATTCCTCTTTCTCCTTGGAGTCCTCTTGGTCCTTGCTCTCCTTGGATTCCCTGTTCACCTTGCTCACCCCTGTCGCCCTTCTCGCCCTTTGCCCCGACAGGACCGACTTCTCCTTGGATGCCTTGGATTCCCTGCTCTCCGCGCTCTCCTTGGATTCCTTGCTCACCTCTTGGACCAATGTCTCCAATATCTCCTTTTTCGCCCTTCTCTCCTGCTTCCCCTTTTTCGCCCTGCGCCCCAACTGGACCTCGTTCTCCAGGGAACCCAATAGGACCACGGTCTCCACGGTCGCCTTTTTTCCCCTTTTCGCCCTTGACCGCAACAAGTCTTTCACTTTGTTCCGCAATCGCTTTAGGCTTTTCTTTCCGAGTCTTCTCGTCAAGGGGCTTCTCCTTTGGAATGTGTCTTTCGACAAGGGAAAACATCATATCAATCTTGACGGGATCACCGACAAGAACCACATGACCGACATCTTCGTTGAATAGACAGACCCTATGCGATCCCTCACCCTTGCGGTAAACAAGGGGATAGACGGCACCAGATTCCTTTACGATCTTGAAATCGACTCCCCGTGGAATGTCCTTTAGGTTCGTTGCCAATGAGAACACATCCCCAAGGTTTGACTTGGTGATGCTTCCTGAGCCAATGAAGCCGCTAAAGTTGTTCTGCATTCTCTAGGAAATCCTCTCGGTAGTATTTAGGAATACTCCAAGAGTGCCTTCCATGAATGTGGGAACAGGGGTTCGATGATCTTCGTGATCGCAGCCGCATATTCCCTAACTTCCCATTGAGCATGGGGATCAAGGCGCAACTTGCAGACACGGGCATAGGCGGCAAGGGAACCCGTCCAGTGCCATTCCGTGAAAGTACCCTGCGGTAGGACGAACCGAGCCTGTTCGGGTGCCACACCGCATCTGAGGAGTTCCATATAGCAGTCCACGGCATCATCTGCCATCTTGCAGTACTGATCCTCAATCAGATGGGTTCCGAATAGGAAGTCGGAACTTCCCTGCTTGGCACCATCGGTGGGAGCAGACCTCCACTTGGGAACATAGACCTCTGGCTTGTCCTTGACATAGCGGCGGGAGACCTCGTTCATGACAAAACCAACTTGATGCTTACCAAGTTGCGCTCGTATTGCTATTGGACTCTTTATATGGAGCGTTATTTGCGGATGTGCAAATGGCGTCCAGTGATTATGCTTCGCCAGATATTCTACTAGTTTCTTATCTTTTTCGGACAGTTTTCTAGTTCCATTGGGAGTCTGACCTTTCGAATCTAACTCGTCTTCCCAATCACTTTGCTTATTGAAAGAAACTCTGGCTGCATTCACAACCATCAAGTCACTACCCATGTGGTCAATGTAGCGAATAAATCCCTTATCAAGAACAGATATTACATCACCTTGGTTAGTCACATTCGAACTCATATTGATCCTTATAATGAATATTGTTAGACTCAAGAACAGAAATGAGATATCTCATATACGGCGTGTTTCGATTGTTATGTTTCCAATCAGCCCATCTTAGATTTTCAACTCTATTGTTTGCTGGATCTCCATCAATATGATCAACGATGGGATAGTTATTTGGATTTGGTATAAAAGCCTCTGCAACCAATCTATGAACAAGAGGTCTGGTCTTTGCCTTTCCATTTTTGAAAAGACCTACAGATAGATGACCAAAATCGTTAACTTTGAACGCTTTTATTTCTTTGGCTCTGAACATTCTTTTGCGAATAAACGGCTTTCCCGATTTAGAAAAGTTTTTATCTTCTATGAAACGCTCTTTAGACCTCACCTTGCCAGTAGTCGAGACCTCATAGTAATCTTCCAATCCATCTATAGGTTTCCATGTTTCGATCATTTTGTTTCCTCCTAATACTATTTAGGAGAAAATGATTGTCAAGTACGCCTATTGAGTTGTTCGCTACCTGTGTTTCCGGGCTTGTCTGCATATGTAAACTCCACACCTTCTACATCAGTGAAGGTCTTTGCATAATCAACTGCTCTTTTCCAAAGTTCGGGTTCCATCTCCTTGATGTAAACCTGAAAGTGGTGTGTGAACTCCAGGAATGCTGCTGTCAGCAGTTCCGCTTCCCTGCGTTCCTCGTCATTCAGATCGTCACTTTCTTCCATTGATTGAACCTCAAGATAGCCTCTGCCCCTCGTACCGTGTTCTTCTTCATGCTCGACATGATCGTGAATACATCCATGCCTTCCATGACCATGTCGTTGACATCCTTTGCCTTGATCGAAGAATCCCACATCACGACATCATGACCAAGGTCGATGTGCTTCTTCAACTGAAGAACGACAGCAAGGTTCCTTGGTTCATTATCTAGGGCAAATACCAGTTTGCGACCTTGCAATGGCTTGGGAATGTTAGAACCATCATTGATTCCGATCATTGCAACCGCATTCGGGATGAAGAGGGAGTCGAGCGGACCTTCGAAGACATAGACCACCCCGTCCTTGTCAAGCCTCTCCATGCCGTACCACAACTTCTCAATGGTCTTGTCTCCCTTGAGGGTGATGTAACGCGCAGTCCTGCGGGCATTTCGGTCATCCACCAAGGACAATGCACGACCCTGTGCTGCAACCATGTTGCCATGATTGTCGAAGATCGGAATGACCAACCTTGCATCCTGCTCCACGATGACATCGGGATCGATCTCCTTTGCCCACTTTCCGAACTTCGGGGCATAGTACAGGATGTTCCAGAACTTGGCAGGAATCCTTCGGTTCTCAACGAATGCTCGGCAGACATGGTTCTCTGGAAGTTCAGAAACCTTCTTGAGATGATTGAGCGGTGAATCTTCGCTTACCTTGAATGGTTTCTTGAACAGACCGCCTAGCATTGGTTCCTCCTTGGGTTTGGTGTAGTTTGAGTGTCCGACTTCGCCATTCCTCCACCGCTCAAGAGAGTATTCCTTGCACATGCCTGGGGCAAACATCTCAAGGAACTTGTACATCGTATGGCTGGCACCGCAGTTGTGGCAGCGATAGAACATATCATTGTCCTTGTGATAGAAGTATCCCCGTGCCTTTGCCTTGTTCTTCTTTGAGTCCCCGCAAAGAGGGCAGCGGCAGTTGGCTAGATCCTGCTTCTTCCATGCGAAGCGTTCAAGCCTTGGCGAGACCATGTTGATGTACTTCTTGTCGATATAGAGTGACATTATTCGAAACTCCAATCCGAGTATTTATCCCCACCCGAACCATTTTGCTTCGATCCGCCCTGCTTCTTAGCAGGATCTTCACTCTTCCCAAAACCCTCGTCACCCACGATTGGGCTGTCCACATCAAGCAACTTCATCCTCGACCTGTCGATGCCCACCACGAACTTCTTGCTTCGGGAGACATCGTTGTATCGGTTCTTCAACTGCTTGACCATGACCTGACCCTGCTCCTCAAGTTCCTCCGTGCCGATCAATGCGAACATCAGGTCTGCCGTTGCAGGAAGACCGAATGATTCGGATGTATTCTCAAGACCGACATCGGTATTGTTGAACCCGCCACGGTTGACCTGAGTCGCTGAGAAGATGGGGACATCGAACTCGACGGCAAGCCCACGGAGTTCCTCCGCGATTGCCTTGACGAATGTATAGGAGTTGACCGATGCACCCATCTTCAGCCTTGCCGATGCACAGATGTTGAGGTAGTCGATGAAGATGATGTCGGGTTCGAAGTTCTTCTTCGTCTTGAGATCGTTCAGCAATGCACGGAAATGATTCGCATTTGCCGTTGCAGTCGGATACTCCTTGATGATCAGCCTACCCGTGTACTCCTTGCGGATCTTCTGCATCTTCTTGTTGTACAGGTCGGCAGGAAGTTTCTTGAGATCCTCCATCGGAAGATCCATCAGGTTGGCATCGATGCGCTCCGCGATCCGTTCCTCTGCCATCTCGCAGGTGATGTAGAGGACATCTAGGTTCTGCACAAGGCAAGCGGATGCATGATGGCACATGAACAGCGACTTGCCCACGCCCGTTCCTGCCATGATGATGTTGAGGGTCTTGCGCGGAACACCTCCGTTCGTGATCGTGTTGAACTGCTCAATGTCGAACGGGATCTTGTTCTCGACCCGATGGTAGAACTCGTACCGCTTGCCATAGTCTTCGATGTAGTCATGACCGATGTGCGTGTCAAAGGAGACAGCCAGGGCATCGGAGAGCATCTTCGGCAGGGAACCCACATCCTTGTCCTTCGACTTGCCGTCGATGATATGGATGGATTCCAGCACGGCATTGTAGAGTGCCTTGTCCTTGCAGAACTTCTCCGTCTGATGGACGAGCCATTCGATGTCGGGTGCCTTCTCGTCGGCAAAGACCTTGTCGAGGTTCGACAGGCACTGCTTCATCACCTCTGGTTCGATGTTCGTCTTGGCATCAAGCATGATCTCCAATGCCCCGCGAGTGGGCATGGAGTTGTACTTCTCAAGGTACTCGGAGATCATGCGGAACAGGATCTTGGTATCCCTATCAGCGAAATAGTCCTCCTTGAGGAAGGGGAGGACTTTTCGGAAGTACTGGTCGTTGCGAGACAACTCGCGGAGGATGGTCAGTTCGATCATGTCACAAGTATATCTCAGAGGAGGGTCGAGTCAAGAGAGTCGATCCACTCTTCAATAGACACTTTTGGTTCCCAAGAAAGATTCTCTCGGATGCTGCAAACATCCGCACAGGTCTGCATAGCCTCACCCGCTCGTTTTGGGAGATACTGAAAGGGAAGTTCATTCTTCCATTTCTTCTTCATGAGGTTAGCGACATGGTTTATGCTTAGAGACCTACCCGTGCCAAGATTATACACGGATCCATTCTGAGCATTTGTCGTTTCCATGCCAGCGATAAGACCACGACAGACATCATCGACATGGATGAAATCTCTACGCTGCTCTCCGTTGCCCGTGATGGTGAGTGCCTTGCCTTCGGATAGCAGCCGCTGAAAGATTCCCATGACAAGGGCATATTGCCCCTTTTTTGGCATTCGCTTTCCATAGATGTTGAATCCACGGAAGCAAACGGTGTCCACTCCGTACATGGAGGAATACAACTTGCATATCTGCTCCCCATGCAACTTCGATAGGGAGTATGCATTCAGGCAATCGGTTGGATCAGTCTCTGTCTGAACTTCTCCCGCATTCAACCCATAGATCGCGGAAGTACTCATGAATGCCAGTCGAGGAACCCCGTGCTTCTTGCACAGAGAAAGCATAGTTTCCGTTCCGATTACATTCGTCTCAAAGCAAAGACCGGGATCCTGAATGCAGTTCTGAATCCTTGCCTCTGCTGCAAGATGGAAAACCCCATCTGGTCTATATCGGTGAAATACATCGGAACACATTACATAGTCGGTGATGCTGTACTTGTAATAAGTTGCCTCGTCGTTGTAGTAGAACTGATCATGAGCATCCGACGAGAGATTGTCGATGCCGATTACCCGATGTCCTTGTGATATGAGCATATCGACAAGGTTGGAGCCGATGAATCCACAGGATCCTGTAACGATATATTTCATGAAGAAATCCTATCAAAGTTTGTTGATGTTTTCACGATAGAACTTTTCAGTGGGGTAGAACTCGGGAGTAGATGCACCAGGACGCATCTGTATCGGGCGACCATACAGCGAAACAGCCTGTGGGCGGGACGGATCTATTGGATAGTCGGGTTGATACTTGGTAGAGAATATCCAATCGGAGTTGAACTTCGAATACTTCCCTTCATACTTGACCATGTTCTCCACATTGGTCGAAGCATTGTCAATGTGATTGACCAATCTGTCGGTTCCAAAGATCCTCATGTTCTTCTTGTTCAGTACCTCCCATCTCCACAGCCAGTCCCCGTCTTCCTCACCGAATCCAAGCAACCGCTCATCAAAATATCCGTTCTTGAACAGGTCGTCACGATACAACGAGAAATGAGAGAATGAATAGTTGATTCTGAAGGATTCATCTCCGAGTTCCGAGTTCTTTGCGATCATAGCCTCATAATGATCGAAGAAGCCTGGCAGCAAGGTAATGTCATCGTTCAGATTCAAAATGTATGGAGTCCGCGTGTGGTTGAAGCACATGTTCCACATGTAGGCAAGTCCACGAACCATCGGAGTCATGATCAGATAGGTGTTGGGGCATTCGGCAGCAAAATGCAACATCTCCTCGCGATATGTCGGATCAAGTCCCGTCTTATGCTGTGCATTGACGAATATGACCTTGTCCACATCGGGACGCATATCCGTTATGGACTTCATCAAGGGCTTGAAGTACTTGTCGAAGCGATGTACGAATGTCTGTATTGTTACGCTGTATTTCATGATATGCTCAGTTCAATGCCATTCCTGATATGAAATTCCAAGTTGCGAGATCATCTGCCGAATATCCCCTTCACTCGGATGTGGTCGATGGAATTCTACGACAAGATGGCGAATCTTGTCATGATATTTTTCTAGAATGCTGGGAAGACACGACCACTCACATCCCTCACAATCAAACTTCATATACCATTCCCCATCGATATAGGGCTTGCATATCTCATCAAAGGTCACAACAGAAACTTCAACTGCCTTGCGACCTTGTTCTATCCAATCCTTACGGAAGATATTTGATCCCTGATCCATGTAATAGCCATTCTCAATAGCCATCATGGTCGTGCTACCCATACCACAATCACAGCACAATGCAGCAGGAATAAGTTTTGCATTCGGAATTGAGTTGATGCGTCCCATCAGTTCGGCACTTTGAACAAATTCCGGATTTGGCTCTACGAACACCTTATGCCACTCATCGGTGATTCCTAGTTGCCCAGCAAGCGCATCGTAACCCTGAAATTGATTTGTCCCAATATCAAAAAATACTTTCATTGAAATTTCCTCATGCAGTCGTAGATGAAGTCGGAGCATACTGCACCAAATCCAACCTGATCATATGATTCAACGGATTCCTTGGAGAGCAATGGGATGACGCAGTATGAAGTCATCTTGTTCGTCAGGTCGTGCGACCAGATCATGCCATTGCTGACAAGCGTATACCTATCGGATTCGTGGCAGAAGTACTTGGCAGTCGGGCAATTCTGCTTCAACCACACCAAAGCCTCGTATTCCTTCACATGTATCCACAGGCGGCTATCCCGCAGCCAAGCAGCATCCACAGGATGATCGGGAGTATCGTGTCCAAGATGAGGAACACCATCCTTCATCCTAAGATCGATCTCACAATGAAATCCCTCTGCTAGGCACTCTTCGATGTACTTCGGAGAGTTTTCTCGTTCCGCTATTATGCCGTTCAGATTTCCGCGATGCGATATGAATATCATAGTTCCTCTATCCTCAGACTCTTGTCTTCTATGAAAAGATCATAATATGGCTTGTCACAGCGAAGTTCATGATACCTGGCACCCCAAGCATCCAACTGGCTCTTCGTGAGATCGTACCAGTTGATTCCGCTCCTGCTGCCCCGTGCCGTCCAGTAGACGATCCTATTTCCAGCATCATAGAGAGAATTTATCTTCTCTATGTTCTCCTGCACGGGTTCTGCCTTGTCGTATTGCCTTGGATGATCGGGAGTATTGCAGATAGTCTCGTCTATGTCAACGAAGATCACTCGCATGGTATTCCTTCCAGTAGTCATAGCACTTGATGAGGTCTTCCTTGCTCTTGACCTGCCCGCCGAAAAGTATCGAAGCCCATGCTTCGAAGTTCCTGACTTCATCTGGCGTTCCAAACACCGTGACAAACGGAGTATCGTAGTATCCTACGCGAAGACCATCCTCAACGAGCAGATTATACACAAGAGTGACATAGAATTCACCGTTGTAGTTTATGTTTCTCTTGATCGACTCATCGAAATACTTCTTGATGTACGATCCCTTACGGAAATAGTACACTCCCGTCGAGGCATGTTCGCGCATCGGATCGTTGGTGTAGCAAGCCTTCTCCTTGATCTCCTCAAGGATTCCATCCTTGCCCTTGACGAATGCCATCTTGGTGCTTGCCAGCGTATGTGGATGAAATCCAGTGTGTGTCAGTACACATCCATCAAGGTTGTTCGAATGCATCGCCCGCTCAAAGTCAGCGCGATCCCAAAGATGCGGATTGTCACAATATGAAACAATGACTTCCTCGTCATCCCTGATATGATCATATACAGCCTGTACGGTATAGACAGGTCCGAACTTATGCTGTGGCATGGAGACAATGGTTGCATTCGGCTTCAGCGAAAGAAGGATATTCCGCATATCCGTGGTCTCAAGATGCACATCATTGCAGATGAAGACGAACTCATCATTATCATCGAACATGTCGAGTATGTACTCTATGATCCTCTTGCCATTGATTCGAATCAATGGCTTGGGATCGACATATCCCTGCTGAACAAAGCGATTTCCCGTACCAGCCATCGGAATGATGATCTTCATGATATAGACTTCCTGTGCTTTTCCGAAGCCATGCCGTTCAACCCCACAATCTCGTCATCCGATAGGAACTTTGGGGTGAGACATGCACTGTTGATGAGACCAAGTATGTAGTTGTTCGTGGCATTCATTTCAACAGGAAGCACGGCAGCATCGGGAAAAAGTGGCTTCGATACTGCATGATCGTCATCCATGTCTATGAACGACTCAACATGATTGGACAACCATCTCTTGCATCTGCTGTTGATCCTTTCGGTGGTCTCAAATGCCTGTTGTGCCGTGTCAGCACCCACTATGAGTCCATGATTCTCAAGAAACACAATGTGATTTCCAGATGAGATCCTATTCGACAGGTTCATTCCAGGACGATGGTATGCGATGAATTCATATGGCATGTCGGAGAAGAGAACCGATAGTATCGAAGGAGCCTCCTCGGAGCATAGTATGGCATTCAAGTGAATTGGGTGGGTATGCACGACCACACGGTCGGTCATGGTGGCGTGGAATCCCGCCTCCATCGAAGGTCTTCCAAACCCACCAAGAACGGATTTCAGCATGTGGTCTTCGTATTGTTCCTCCATAGAGAACTCAGGAAGGGGAGACTGCAATCCACACAGGCAGAAACCATGATTCATGTTCACATCAACTATCCTGCACCCAGAGGACTTTATGATGAGACCTGCCTTCGACTTCACCGAGATGTTGCCACCCTTTCCCTGAACAAGGGATGGATCCATAGAAGTCCATTTGCATAGATTGAGAAACTCCATCATGGAATCATAGAATTCCTTGATCGATTCCATCAGTTTCTCTCCCCGCGATGTGATGGAGACATATTCAAGTGATATGCCAGCATCGCGGTTCTTGGTGAATTTCACCACGACATCCGCATTGTCCTTCTGAGGAGAGATATAGAGTTCTTCATCCTTCTTTCTCCTCAGCATGGTCTCCACGACCTGTGACTGCGTGTATCCCCGCTTCTTGGTGTCCCTGCGGATCTTCCACTCTGTCTTCAGATCCTGATCCGTATCCACGAAAATGCAAAGATCCGACAACTCAATCACCGCAGGATCATAGAGGGCATGAAGCCCTTCGTAGATCACATGCTCCAATGGAGAGAATTTGATCGGAGGATCAAACCTACCACTATCGTGGTTGTATCTCCTGCGCTCCACGGATTTCCCCGATAGCAATGCATTCACATGCGAACAACCCATCTGCAAGTCATTTGCAGATGGGTCGAGGTGGGTCTTCGCTTTCCACATTTCATCAGTTCTTTCCCACCGATGGAGATCATCACCACTCAGCAGGTTGCACTTTTCATCTCCAAGAATCAACGATATGAGTCGGGAAATCGTGGTCTTCCCAACACCAGAACTACCAGATACACATATGAGCATCAGATCATCCCTGCAAGTTCAAGAATTCTCATAAGAGGTTTTTCCTGTTCAGGATAGTTTCGGTGGCAATGAATCTCCACATAGGTCTTGTCCTTGACCCGCGCAGGATCATAGTTGTATTGATGACCATCCCATTGCCTCATCCAGTACTGCGAGCCATTGTGCATGATAGGCATTACTCCAGATCGGCATATCTTGTTGTTCCAAATATGGCAACCCTTGAAGAACATGGAATCGAATACTCCACCCTTCTGATATGCCTTCCAAATCATGTCAGATGAGAATTGTTCGTCGGCACACCAATACTCGCCGTGGATTTGCATCATCTGTCCATTCCAAGGCTTTACCATTCCCCACTCCTTGGAATCCACGATCTCCCGCAAAGTATCACGAAAAGATTTCTCGGGAAAGAAAACTTCCTTCATGATTCTTCCCTTTGCGGCATGGTGATGACCGGGAAGGTCGTATCCACCAGTCTTGTTTCCGCCCTTTTGTAGGAATATCGGATTACCATCAACCATGCACTTTTCAAATGGAACATTGTGAATCTGTGCAACAAGAGCATGATTGAAATGGCAATAGGCATTCTCTGAGACCGCATCCAATCCTTCGAGGAAATGCTCGGTCTGCAAAGGTATCTGATCGATGTCTCCGATCATCCATACCTTCTCAGGATCTGCCTGTGGAAAATAATACTTGTAGAACTGTAGTTGGATGATATTGGGAAGAGTTGGATCGAATGGAATTTCGTGAACAGTTCCATACTGCTCAGACATCCCACACTGCCGCTTGGTTCCACCAAACAGAAGACACACTGGTTCGATGCCGAACTTAGTCTTCCATATCCTAGATTGTATGTTCCAGAACGGACTATACTCCACGGAACTGCTGAATACGATCTTATCGATCTTCATTCTTGACCTCTCATGATATTGATGGCTTTGGTGTAACTTGCTTGCTTGGGATCGATGTACCAATCCTCAAATGCCCAACCCGCATGGAAATTTCCCTTGGTTGCCTGATGTCCGATGTTGTCTCCGATGCGGACATAATCGTGTTGGGCTAGGAACAGGAATATATCTCGCTTCAATTCACCGACACCAGGATTCATCGAATAAAGATTATGTTCTATCGTAAGAACCTTGAATCTATACCCCGATTCGATAAATGACCGAAGGGCATCTAGATCCGATCCTTCCAGATCTATAGACAGATAGTCTACGATGGTCGGGGCATTGTTGCTCTTCAAGATGTCTCCGAGCAGCAATCCACTATCGGTTCCATTACCGATCCTACAAGCAACAGTCTTGCAATTTCGATTCGCCATCCTATTGGCATCCATGTCGATGGCAATGCCATTCCACCCTCTTTGTTCAAACATCAGGGTATTGCTCCCATCATTCGATGGATCCGTACCCGCACCAACATCGACAAAATAGCCAGTTTTAGGATGGTTCAGCAAAGTATCAACAAATTCGTCTTGGTATGCTTGTGAATACATGTTAGTCGTTCCAATTGCAACCATCGATTCCCGTCTTCTGATACCGATCAATTGCATACAGCAATCTCTCTCGTCTCTTCGATGGGTTGCCTTCATCGACATAAAAGAGAATATCGTTCGGTATGGTCTTATCTGGAAATGCACTCAGATTCTTGACCCAGTTGTTGTGCTGATATGCCATGTCTTCCACTCTCCATATCTTCGACTCATCCATGAGCATGTTCACGCCAAGCCAATGGATGACATTGTCTCCCCATCTATGGTAGTAGATTCCGCCGTTCTTGTCAAGATGATCGAAGTATCCCATGTACTCCTTGCTGCGCCAGAAGGATAGTTTACCGATCTCAAAGTTGGTGTAGTACATCGTATAGTCCCAATTGCCATTGGGAGAATGTTCGATGAAAGCCTTGGACATCGGTATGGAGTTCTTCTCCATGTATTCCTTGGTGGATTCCCACAAGCCAACGCAGACACGGGCATGGTCTATATCCGTATCCTTCATATAGGCATATTCCTGTCCATTCTGAGCCATCCGCTCAAATGGATCATAGTCTATAGGAGACAGCAGGTAGGAATCGGAGTCGAGCCTCCAGTACCATTCATACTTTGCAAGTCTCTCGTCTCGGTATATTCCACCCGAATAGTACCGACACATGTGTCGATAACCCATCCAAAATTCCCCAAGCGAAACCGTGTACTTGGAGACATCAGTCGATATCCATGATGGCATATCAAAACTAATTTCCTCAAACTGAATGTCGGGTACAAATCCAACATGCTTTCCGACTTCATCTCTTATTCCATTCTTCAATCCTTCATCGAAGTTCTCATAGAAGACTATGATGGGGTAGTCACGGACATACTTGAAGTTCTTGCAGAGAAGGATTAGGCTTCTGACGAGAAGATTGGCATGTCCTCGGTGGGACATGTATACGATTGCGGCGGATTGCGTCATTTAGATCCTCACCAATGGCACGGAGTCGATTGCAATGTGCTGAAACGGAGCCTGTGATACGCTAGGGTACCAGCGGTATTTGCACAATACCTTATCAAGTACAATTTGAGTCTTGGCTTTGGCTATAGCCTGTCGGACAAAGATGGTATCTTCCTGCGTATTGGAATCCCCGAACGGGAACTGTCTTGCAAACGAAGTTTTCCACGCACACCAATGCCACGGAGGTCTGCGACAGGGAAGAGGATTGTTGAATTGATCAACCTTCATTTGATCATAGGGAAGTTCCTTGCTGTGATCAAGACTTGTCTTGACGACAAAATGAGTTCCGTTCATATCAGCATCCTGATCATAGCAGATTACATCGACATCCAGATCGTCTACGATCACGGAACGCAGGGTCGCAACAAAATCATCCGTAACATCATCATCGTCATCGATGATGCAAGTATATCTTCCACTCGCATTTGCGAAGAGGAGAGTTCGCTTCTTTCCAACCGAAATGACTTTGTTATCCATCAAAGCCAGCACTTCAATATCCTTGGAATCTCCAATCTGAGCCATCAACTTAGCATAAAGCGGCTCAAGATACTTCTGCATCCGATTGGGAAGGGTTGGAATGCCGATAGTCAGTTTTATATTGTTCATGATATTGCCTTGGGAAATCCTTGTTGTTTTCGGTTTGTGTATGTTTCTCTATCATGATTCCAGCCAACCTGCATGTTTCTACGCATGAGCGCATCCTGATTCTCTGCCCACTTATGGACTATAGGACGGCGATTTATATGGCGAAGGACTCCAAGAGATTCAAAGACCTCAGTCTGCTCGTTGTCACACCACTCCGACTTGTAGTCAGGATGGTAGATGTATCCAAAACGCGCATATAGTTTCCTGCCGATGATTGGTAGGGTGATAAGGGTCTTGTAGCCATCCGACCCCTTTCCCTCAAGGCGAGGATCGGTATTGTAGTTCAATGCACCATCTAGGTTTGGAAATTCGCGCATCATGTCCTGCACGATGATATCATCCCAACCATCCTCTACTGGCTCCATATCGTCTGCCGTGGCAATAAGCATATCCCATTCAGTCATGGGAATATCGCGATTGATGGCATTGATCTTACCTAGGCTTTCACCATAATGGTATTGTACATCAATACCATCGTCTCGACAGGCATCAAGTGCCTCGCGCACATCAGGAGAGTTCATGATGATGTCATCAGTATCCATACTGATCACGAAGATCAGGTCATGCTTTCCCGATGACTTGTCTAGGTAGTTTGCAAGATTGTTGGTGAATTTAACCACCCGTTGACGGGTAGGATACTTGACGAGTATCGTCTTTCGGTCACTTGTTTGCATATTGAATAGACTCCGATGTCCTATCGTCATAGTTGTAGTAATGAAGTACCTTATCTATGTGTGTCTCGGATCGTATCTTGGGATACATTTCCATGCACCATGCAAGATCCTCACCATACGAGGATGGCTTGAACTTGGCACTCTTTGCGATCTCGCTTCTCCAGAAGCACATATGGTATGGTGGTCTCTTCAGATGAAGGGTTCCTGCACCAGGCATGTATGGATCGTGCGGATTTCCCATCCTGAAGTTCACGGAGAACTCCTTGCCATTCACAGAGCAGTGCTGGTCAAATGTGATGACATCGGCAGGATGCTGCGTCATGGCTTCGTGAAGGTTCTTGATGTAGTCATCGGAGATCCCATCATCGTCATCCATGAAGCCGACCCACTTGCCTCTGGCTGAGTCGAGCAATGCCTGTCTCTTCTCGCCAATGGTCATGCTCTTGTTGTCGATCAGGCAGAGGATCTCAACATCCTTATGATCCTCTGCCTGTTCAAGCATTCTTGTATAGAGGGGCATGAGATATCTCTCAATCCGCGTGGGGATTGAGAGTATCATCACCGTGAATAGGACTTGGTCTTTTGGAGTGGGCATTTCAGGATCCTAGAAGGAACATATCGCTATCATACATCATCTTGGCAAGGGAAACCATGTCGGTCTTGGGAGACCAGCCAAGAACAGTCCTTGCCTTCGTGGCATCGCCAAGTAGATACGGAACCTCGTTCGGACGCAGCAACTTTGGATCTATCTCGACATACTTCTCATACGATCCAAGACCAGCATAGTCGAACACGATTTCGAGGAACTCACGGACAGTATGGGTCTTGCCAGTAGCAACGACATAGTCATCGCCCTTCGGCTGCTGTAGCATGAGCCACATTGCCTCGACATAGTCTCCAGCATATCCCCAATCTCGCTTGGCATCTAGGTTTCCAAGAGTCAGTTTCTTCTGCAACCCCTTCTTGATCCTAGCAACAGCCATCGTGATCTTCCGTGTGACAAAGGTCTCGCCTCTGCGTGGACTCTCATGGTTGAACAGGATTCCCGACGATGTATGGAGATTGTATGCATCGCGGTACAACTGAGTCGTGTGGTGTGCATAGGTCTTCGACACCGCATACGGAGAAACTGGCTTCAGTATGCTGTTCTCGGTATATCCATTCACCCCATAGTCCTTGCTGTCACCAAACATCTCGGATGATGAAGCCTGATAGAACTTACTCTTCGGTGAGATGAATCTCACAGAGTTAAGAAGATTGAGAGTACCCTGACAGATGGTCTCCGTAGTGTATTCCGGCATCTCAAAGGAGACGGCAACATGGGATTGTGCTGCCAGATTGTAGACCTCGGTGGGTTTGAATTCGGACACAATGCTATTGATCGAACAGGTATCGTTCAGATCGCAATTTCTGAGATAGAAGGAAGGATTGAACAACAAGTGATCGATGCGGGATGTACCCGACGATGATGTCCTCCTCTTCATTCCTACGACGGTATATCCCTTGCTGAGGAGCAATTCTGCGAGATAGGAACCATCCTGTCCATTCACACCCGTGATCAAAGCCGTCTTACTTCCTGACATTCGGATATCTCCTTATAAAGTCTTGTACGGACAATTCTAGACCAGCATCCAATGATGTCAAGGAAATACCAGCCTTTGCACTAAAATCAACGAACTCATCGTTGATCGTTGGTTTCTTCATTATTCCTTCTGGCTTGCTCGTATCGTAGACAACCTCGCCAGAGAAATCCATATGCTTGCAGATTAGTTCCACCACAGAACGGATGGTGTGCTGTTCCCCCGTCGAGACTATCATTATGTCGCTCGTATCCACCTTGTCGAGATGAATAGCCTTCATCACCTTGCCGATGTCGCGGGCATACATGAATTCACGCTCTGCATTGCCACTTCCCCACACATGGAACGGAGTATTGTCACGCTTTGCGATATAGCACTTGTGTATCAGGCTAGGGATCACATGTCCGCCATCCAATGAGTAGTTGTCATTTGGACCATAGAGGTTGCACGGAACTATGCAACGGACCTTCTTTTCGTACTGCTGCCGCAATGCCCTTGCCCCCACCTCAAGCATCCTCTTGGCATAGGCATATCCATAGTTCGTGGGATGCGGTTCTCCGAGATGCAGATCATGTGCATCGACGGGATAGCGAACATCCTTTGGATATACGCAGGTGGACAATATGAATGTCGCTTCCTTGATCTGTGGGTTCTTGGCAACGGCATCCATGACATTGCAAGCCATCATCAGGTTCTCGTTTAGGAAATCGAATATCCTATCCGTATTTCCCTTCACCCCACCGACGAGACCTGCCGCATGGATGATGGTATCGATTGTGGGATTTGCCTCCACAAATGCAGAAACAGATCCACTCTTCAGCAGATCAAGTTCCTGTCTGTTTGGCTTTACCCCAAACGGGATAGATGATCCGACAAGACCAGTACCACCCGTCACAAGCACATTAGTTTCTTGGGATGTATGGATATCCACGCGACCTCCTGAGAGAATAAATCATGTGATCCTTCTGATACAGCGAGGGATTCTCGTTGCGCTGATAAAGGGCATCCTTGCCCTGCTCCATCCACCTGTGCTGTATGATCACCTTGTCGATGTACTTTGCCTTACCCATCGCATAACTGACTTCGGTGAACTCATTGTCTGCAAATACACTGATGTAGGATGGATGATAGATGTATCCGAACCTGTCGAAGTAAGGCTTTCCCAAGATGCACAGCGTGTTCAACTTATCACCACGAAGCCCATCATTGTAATGAAGGACTCCATCGAAATCGGGGAAATGCTCAAGCATGTCGTTGACGATATCATCGTCGTACCCAGTCTTTACGGGAATCATGTCATCCGATGCAAGTAGGAGGATGTCGAACTCCCACCCACGATCCATATCGACATTGACTGCGGATATCTTCGTGGTCGAATCTCCATAGAACCAATGGACATTGCTACCCTGCTCGGACAGCCACTTCTTCATGTCATCGTTGTTCATCGATTCGTCATCCGAATCAAAGGAAAGCACGAAGGTTAGTTCGTGCTTTCCCGATGCCATGTTCTTGTACAAGGAGAATACCTCCTTGAACTTGTCTGGTCGCGACCTAGATGGAAACTTGCAGAGAATCTTAACCTTGCGATCCGCCATACTTGAACTCCTTGGCAACTGCTTCCTCAAGTTTCTTCATGACATCGTCCGTGAAGTACTTCTGAGGATTCTCATTGATGTTCTTCTCGAAAGCAGTGGTGCCATCGGGAAGTTCGATGCGGGTGGAGACCTTCTTGAAGATGCCGTTGTTGAGAGCGATCTCGGTCAGCCCGTAGTATCGGTTCAGACCGCTGTCGTAGTTCAACTGAACATCGACCTGCTGGTTCTCCTTGGTCAACCGCGACTTGTACAACTTGCAATGGATGATGTTTCCCACGACATCTCCATCCGCATTCTTCTCCTTCTTCTTTGACAGGTAGACGATGGTGGATGCGGCATACTTCAGACCGCTGCCACCACCCATCTCCTTGGTCGGGACATAGGCACCCACGACATCGTAGGTGTGATTGGTCATCACAAGGGGGATCCTTGCCTTGCCCAACTTCATCGTGAGGACTCGGAATGTCGCCTTTACTCCCTGCGCCCTTGTCATGTCGCGGACATTCTTGCCCTCAGCCGAATCATTGACTTCCTTCTCGGTGGACAACATTCCAAGCGAGTCGAGGACGATCATCATCGGCTTCCTCTCGCTCTCGTCCATCTCAAGAACCTTGTCAACGATGTTCACACATTGGGTCTTGAACTCCTCAATAGTTGCCACGGGGAACACAGCAACCCTCTTGGAATCCACACCACGACCTTCGAACATGTCTGAGGTCACGGCTTGCTCGGAGTCGAAGTAGAGGACCATGCCCTCGGGATTGTTCTTGAGGAACTGCGCTACAATCCCAAGGGTGAAATAGGTCTTTCCCGTGGCAGATTCACCCGCAAGGGCGATGATCTTGTTGTCCGCAACACCACCGTACAATGATCCCGATAGGAGCGCATTGAAAGCATAGGAGCCTGTATCAACGAAACCCGCGACATCCGCACCTTCGATTCCATCCTCAACGATGCTGGCAAACTTGTTGCCAGATTCCTTCACGATCTGCTTTAGGAAGTTCACTTTGTTCTCCTTAGAGAGTGAGAGACAATGGCTTTACGCCGCCGTTAGGCACGACAAGACCCGATCCAAATGCTGTGTTGTACTCATTGACAATGCCCGTCTCAGGCTCAAGGCAATAGATGATCTTGTCGCCATTGATGGTGACAACATCTTCCTTGGCAAGCGGAAGCCAGGGGACGAGAGCAAACTCTCCACCCTTGACCTGTGCAATCCATGCTGGCTTCTTCAGCGTGTATGCATTGTTCTCAATGGTTGTGTTTGCGAGAAGCATCTCACCCGTCGTCAGTCTAAGCAACTTCACACTCATGTTCTATACTCCTTTGTTAGGGTTTCACACACTCTAGCATAGTTAGGATGACAGTCAACCTAACACAAATGATTCTGTGCAATTCAGCCGAAGAGACTCTCAAGCGTATCGACCTTCTCGTCAGACCATCCAAGGACACCAAGAATGGTGCGAAGAGGCTCAAGGAATGTCTTGTCGAACTGAAGATCATAGTCGATGAATCCATCAAGACCCAACTCATCAGGGATCTTGCCCGTGAAGGCAATGACCTTCTCATTCAGCATGTTTGGCGTGATGAGATAGATGAACTTGATCTTGTCGCCTTCACGGATCTCTTGATACTTGCCACCCAACTTGTTCTTTCGAAGGTGGTGGTTGTAGATCAAAGATCCCTTTGTCGCAATCGGCGTACCCTTCTTGTAGATGTTGGTCGGGTCGAAATATTCACGCAGACCATTGCACCCACGGGGGAATGCCACCTTCTCGGGCTTCAGCCCCTTGAATTCATTCCTGAACTTCGCGACGAAGTCATGCACAGCAGACTCGTCCTTGTTCATGATGGTTGAGATAACATTCTTGAGGGCATTGCGGACAACCTCGGGGGTGGATGAACGGGCAGTCTCAATGCCCATGATCTTCAGTTCGGGTTCCTTGAGGTAGACATTCTCCTCACCCATGCGGACATTCAGCATGTACCGCTTCTTGGCAGTCCATATGCCCTTGGCAGCGATGGACTCCCGCTTCATGTGCATCTTATTCTCGTAGGCATTCATCATGTCCGCGAGTTTGTCATAGGAATCATTTATGACCTTCTGAAATGCATCATTGGAAACCTTGTCTATGAACTTCGTGATCTTCTCCTCATCCATCTCGTTCGG